TGGACTATGTTATTCCATAAAGATAAAACAGTACTATGTATCGCTACTAAACAAGAAACCGCTAAGGGTATGGTTGAAAAAGTACAGTTCATGTACAACAATCTTCCTAGCTGGTTAAAAGGCAATCAAAAACCTATTTCCGATAATAAATTATCACTTAAATTAGCTAATAACTCCCAAATAGTAGCTACATCAGCAGCATCAGATGCTGGTCGATCGTACGCAGTATCTTTACTAATAGTGGATGAGGCTGCCTTTATTGAGGGTATCGATAAAATATACACGAGTATTAAACCTACAATTGCTACTGGTGGTGGTATTATAGCTTTATCTTCACCTAATGGTGTAGGTAATTGGTTTCATAAAATGTATACCGAAGCTGAAATAGGTAAAAATGATTTTAAAGCAGTTAGATTACCATGGGATTTACACCCAGACCGTGTAGCCCCTATAGATGAAGGATGGGAACAACGTGAACGAGCTAATATGTCACCTCGTGAATTTGCTCAGGAATATGATTGCGACTTTTTAGGCTCAGGTAATACTGTAGTAGATTCAGATGTATTATCATTTTATGAACAAACATACATCCAAGAACCTATAGAAAAAAGATTAATGGGTGGTGATTTATGGATATGGCAATATCCGGATTACTCTAAAAGTTATTTAGTATCCGCTGACGTTGCTCGTGGTGATGGTATGGATTATTCTACGTTCCACGTTATTGATTTAGAAAATTGTGAGCAAGTAGCTGAATATAAATCACAAGTTAGTACTCGTGAGTTTGGTCATGTACTTGTGGCTATAGCTAGTGAATATAATAACGCATTACTAGTTGTAGAAAACGCTAATATAGGTTGGGACGTTGTAAATACAGTTATAGAGCGAGGTTATGCTAATTTATATTATTCACCTAAATCATATGGTGAAATGAATGTAGATAAATGGATGGCTAAGATGGAAAGTGATAATACTGTTCCTGGCTTTACTAACTCTACTCGTACAAGACCACTTGTTATCTCAAAGACAGAGACGTATATTAGAGAAAGAACGTTTACGTTCCACTCAAAACGATTATTAGAAGAATTACGTGTATTCATTTGGCAAAATGGTAAAGCACAAGCTCAAAATGGGTATAATGATGATTTGGTAATGGCATTGGGGATTGGATTATTTGTTCGTGATACTGGGTTAAAATTTAGTGCGCAGGGTTTAGATTTAACTAGAGCTGCTGTAATGAATATCAGCAATACTAGAACCCCAAGTATGTATACTAACTTACCACATGATTTTCAAAACCCATATCAAATAGATAACGGAGCTGGAGGTATAGAAGATATTAGCTGGTTACTCGGTTAACATATTTATTAACATATTAATATAAAAAAATGGCAGAAAATAATATAAACAATGTTGGATTATTTGGACAATTAAAACGTCTATTTAGTACCGATGTTGTTATCAGAAACGTAGGAGGTAATCAACTAAAAACTATTGATGTTGATCGTATTCAAGCCTACGGAAATATAAAGACTAATGCATTAATAGATAGATTTACTAAACTTCATAGATACGGGGCTAATATGCCGTATAATCCTACTATGAACTACCAAACACTTCGTATCCAGTTATATACTGACTATGAAGCTATGGATACAGAATCTATCATTGCATCTGCACTGGATATTGTAGCTGATGAGGCTACAATAAAAAATGAAACAGGTGAAATACTACAGATCAGAAGTGCAGATGACAATATTCAACGTATACTATATAATTTATTTTATGACATATTAAATGTCGAATTTAACTTATGGGTATGGATACGTAATATGAGTAAATATGGTGATTTTTATTTACATTTAGAAATCGCTGAAAAATTTGGAATATACAGCGTAACGCCATTATCAGTTTATGATATGGTACGTGAAGAAGGTACTGATCCTGAAAATCCTAACTACGTTTGTTTTAAAATAGATCCAATGGTTATTGCCGCTGGTGGTCTTAACTCACGTGTTAAAGATAGGGATGGTAAAATTAAATTTGAAAATTATGAGGTTGCTCACTTCCGCTTAATAGCAGACGCTAACTATTTACCTTATGGTAGATCATATATTGAACCAGCTCGTAAAACTTATAAGCAATACGTGTTAATGAAAGATGCGATGTTACTACATCGTATTAGCCGCGCTCCCGAAAAACGTATATTCTATGTTGATATTGGAAATATGCCGCCTAATGAGGTTGATGGGTACATGGAGCGTTTGAAACAAAAAATGAAAAAAACTCCTTATATTAACCAGGATACAGGTGAATATAACTTAAAGTACAACATGATGAATCTCATGGAGGATTTCTATATACCTCAACGTGGTCCTAATTCAAATACTAAAATTGATACCATTAAAGGTTTAGAATATAACGCTATTGAGGACGTAAATTTCTTACGTGATGAGATGTTAGCGGCACTTAAAGTACCTAAAGCGTTTTTTGGATTTGAAAAAGATTTAACAGGTAAAGCTACGTTAGCGGCCGAAGATATACGCTTTGCTCGCACAGTAGAGCGCATACAACGCATTGTTCTATCGGAGTTATATAAGATAGCGCTCGTGCACTTATATGTGCAAGGATACGATGGAGAATCGCTAGCTAATTTTGAATTATCACTAACTACTCCATCGATTATATACGAACAGGAAAAAGTAGCATTGTGGAAAGAGAAAGTGTCATTAGCTAAAGATTTACTAGACACTAATTTAATATCGTCAGATTGGATATATGATAATATATTTAAATTCTCAGAAGACGAATATGACGAATTACGTGACTTAGTAATGGAAGATAAAAAACGTTTATTCCGTTTAGGTCAAATTGAAAATGAGGGTAATGATCCTGCTAAATCAGGTCAATCATACGGTACACCACATGATCTAGCAGCATTATATGGTCGCGGTAGAACAGGAATGGAAGCACAACAGAATCTTCCTGGTGGGTATGATGAGAAAGCTCCTATAGGACGTCCTAAAGAAAGAACATCTATCATAAACACACAGAAAGATCCATTAGGTAAAGATAGATTGGGTAGAAAAGGTATGAAAACCTTATATACCGCTAATCTACCAAGTGGTGAGATGGCTGACGGTACTCCTAAAGGCGGTTCACCATTAGCTCTAACTGAATTTATACGAAATAAACCATTATTAGATTCATTAAAAAAAGACATGGTATTTAAATCGGATAGCTCCAATTTATTATCGGAAGAAAATATTAAGGACATATAATTATTATATATTTATAGATAGTGCACCACTTTTATGAGAATCAAACATTCTAAATTTAAAAATACAGGTATATTATTCGAGCTTTTGGTTAGACAAATAGCATCAGATACTGTGTCTAATCAAGACTCAGCCGCTATTAATTTAGTTAAAAAATATTTTAACAAAACTGAATTAGCTAAAGAATATAAAATATATCAAGTATTAACTAGCTCTAATACGCTTAGTGAAGCTAAAGCTGAAACATTTATCAATGCTACCTTAGGTGCATCGTCACGTTTAAATAAATCTATTTTACGTAAGGAAAAATATAATTTAATTAAAGATATTCGTGAGCATTATAACATTGAAGAATTTTTTAAATCTAAAATTAATCATTATACCGAATACGCTGCTATCTATAATTTAATAGAAGCTCATAATTCATCTGAATTTATTGAGCCCACTCAGATTATAGATAATAAAGTAACTTTACTGGAACATATTACCCGTAAAGAAATAGACAAAGACAGTGTAAAAGATCGTATTCTTGAAGAATATGCTGGTATGGACAAAGGTACTCGTTTAATAGCGTATCGTGTGTTACTAGAAAGATTTAATAAAAAATATTCTACATTAGACGCTAGACAAAGAAATGTATTAAAAGAATACATTAATAATATTTCTAATACAACTGTATTAAAAGAATTTGTAAATAATCAATATTCTGCTTTACGTAACGAATTAAGTGAATTATCTAGTAAAGTAACAGATAAAACTATTCATATTAAACTAACTGAAGTAATTAACTTATTACAACCTATTGGAAAAAATCAAAATGTAAAAGATGAAAATCTAATTTCATTACTCCAGTATTACCAATTAACAAACGAATTAAAAACAGTTAAATAATGAATGTATCTTTATTAAAACGAATAATTAAAGAAGAATTAGTAAATAGCTTAAAGGAAGCTAGTAGCTATAAAGGAATTGAAGGCTCAATTGATACAGCTCTTCAATGGATTTGGTTTTTTGGTGGTAAAGAATTACTACAAAATAAATTAGGAATTTATAGTACAAGCCAAAACTACTTTAGATTTAAAAAAGCTATGGAAAATGGTGAAATTACTATTCAAGACTTAGATAAAGCTACAAAAGGAGAACATGGACAAGCCGGTGGTATACCTTTTTCACAAACAGCAGTTTGGACACAAGATATAAAACCATACTTAGATAGAGTTAAGCAAGATAAAATTAATGATTTAAATATTGATTTAGAAGAAGAAACAGCAACCGGCGCTATAGGTGTTG